CGTTGCCAGTGATGTTGCAGGCATAGCCAAAGTAGAACCGCCTACAGAGACACAGCCAGGTATTATTGCCTTTCATGGCAGTGGTGCAGACTTTGATGAGTTTAAGTTGGAATATATAAACACTGGTGAAGGTAATCAGGCATTTGGTTTTGGCTTGTATTTTACTGACAGTGAAGATATTGGAAAGTTTTATAAGCAAAAATTAACAGGGTCATCTTTTAAAACTAAGGATGGAAAGATTTTTGATCCTTATACAATGGATAATGATGGAAAACGTACTATTCAAAATCCAAATATAAGGACATCTATTTCTCAATCAGATGGTGACATAGATAAACCTATCGCAAGAGCAGAAAAAATAATTGCAAATATGCCTAACACTCAAGCAAGTGAACTGGCAGAAAAAGATTTAGTAATTTTAAACGATTTAAAAGCTAAAGGTGGTTTAACAGTAAATAAAGGCAAAACCTATAAAGTTGCTATACAGCCAAAACCTGAAGAACTGCTTGATTATGATAAGCCATTAAGTGAGCAGCCTAAAATACTAGAAAAAATTGAAAATCTTGCCGCAGTAAAAACTTTAAGAGAGGAAGGCGTTAATGCTTTTTCACCTGATGAAATTGCTAGTTTTTTTGAGCTAAATCAAATTGAAAAGTTTGATGGTCAAGAATTTCTTAGATTTTTAGAAGATGCAAAAACAACATCTGGAAAAGACGTAGTTTCAAAAGAATTAAATAATGTAGGCATAAAAGGCATAAAATACAAAGCAGGTCAGATATCAGGTATCAAAGACAGTGAAGCTACAAACTTTGTTATCTTTGATGATCAAATAATTAACATATTGGAGAAATACGGCATTGTAGGCCCTGTAGCAGTTTCAGCGACTGCTGCCGCATTAAGAGATGATGATGGGTCTACTTAATGGCAAAAACAATAAAGCTTGAATATGACCCTCAACCGAAGCAGGCATTATTGCATAAATGTAGAGCAAGACAGATATTATTCGGTGGTGCTGTTGGAGGTGGTAAGTCTCATGCACTAAGATGGGATTGCATTGCTTTCTGCTGTGAGAATCCTGGCTTGCAGGCATATATCTTTAGAAGGTCATTGCCTGAGTTAGAGAGTAACCATATACAGCAGATAAAGAAGGAGTTGCCAACAGAACTGGGTAACTTCTCTGAGTCTAGGAAAAGATTTGAGTTCTATAATGGCTCTTATATACAGTTTCAGTATCTGGAGCGAGATTCAGACTGTGATCGTATTCAGGGTGCAGAAATACACCTAGCCTGTATTGATGAGGCAGGACAGATGTCAGCTTATCAGCTTGGCTATATAAAAAGTAGATTAAGGCTTGGTGGTTATGAGCCGAAACAGACACAATATCTGCCAAGATTGGTGATGACTGCTAATCCAGGTGGGATTAGTCATAACTTCTTGAAAGCGTTGTATATTGATCCATCACCGCCTGAGACGTACTTTTATGATGTAACGATGAAAGACCCTCGCAATAAAGAGGATAAGGGTTGGTTGTCAATGTATATTCCTTCAAGAATGGAGGATAACAAGTTTATTGACCCTAATTATGGTGCATCATTGTCTGGCTTGCCATTTGAGTTAGCTAGAGCATTAAGAGAAGGTGATTGGGATTTAGTTGTCGGTTCTTTCTTTGGTGATGTATTTAGAAGAGATCGCCATGTTGTAAAGCCGTTTGAAATACCAGAACACTGGGTACGCTTTAGAAGCTTTGACTGGGGTTCTACAAAGCCGTTCTGTGTTGGTTGGTACACTGTTGCACAGCAGTCTGATGATTACCCAGATGGTGCATTGATTAAGTATCGTGAATGGTATGGGGCAGCAGGGCCGGATCGTGGGTTGAAACTGACGGCTGAAGAAGTTGCACAAGGCATTAAAAGCAGAGAAGGCTATGAACGCATAGATTATTCTGTAGCTGATCCATCGATATGGAAATGGGAATCTGGCCCATCTATCGGTGAGCGTATGGCTAAATTAGGTGTACGTTTTAGAAGGGCAGATAATTCAAGAGTCGCAGGGTGGGATCAGATAAGACAGCGTTTGATTGGTGAAGATAATACACCGATGCTGTATCTGTTTGAAACCTGTACTGACCTTATAAGAACATTACCTCTGATGCAGCATGATCAGCACAGACCAGAGGATATTAATACAAAACAGGAAGATCATGCAGTTGATGAGTTGCGTTACTCAGCTATGAGCCGCAGTTATCAAAGACCGATACCTGAAATGGAAGAAGATATTTTTAGACCGCCAACCATAGATGAAATGATGGCAGGTCTTGACAACGCAAAACCATACAAAACATGGAGACTGTAATTGGCATACGGATCAGGCGATACTGAGCCAACAAAAGAAGAAGAGAGAGCAGCTTACTGGAATGATAAGATAAGAGAGGCTCGCACTTTTGAAGAAATGTGGCGTGAAAGGTCACAGGCTTTAGTTGATAAATACAGAGATGATGGAATGGATAGGCAGGATAGACCCTTCCATACCATGAACATCTTTTACAGCAATGTTGATACATTGAAATCTGCTCTGTATTTTAAAACTCCAAGACCAAAAGTCACCAGGCGTTTTAGAGATGGTGACCCTGTTGGTAGAGCGATTGCAGAACTGATAGAACGTGCATTGCTGTATCAGCTAGATATGTACAACTTTGACGGCACAATGCGTAGGGCCATTGAAGATATGCTCATTACTGGCAGAGGTGTTGTGCGTATGCGGTATGATCCTGTGATTATTGAGGGTGAACCAAAGCGTATTGATATAGAGCAGCAACCGATTGGTGAAGGTGTATTTAGGTTTGTCAGCAGAGATGGTGAAGAGTTTACACCAGATCAGATAAAACAGGACACCAGAGGTTTGTTCGTAGAAGGTGACAGAGAAGAGGTTGTTGGTGAACAGTCTATCTATTGTGAGTATGTGCATTGGTCTGATTTTACGATTGAACCAAACAGGGTATGGGATGATGTAAACTGGATTGCATTTCGTATTCTGATGACTAAACAGCAGTTGATTGACCGATATGGTGAAGAAGCTGCCATGAATATACCTCTAACCTACAGGCCTGATTACGATTATAGTGAAGATGCAAACGCAGAGACAGATAGAGCAGAGGTATATGAAATCTGGGATAAGCGTTCTTCTAAGCAAATCTTTGTTGCTATGGGGCATGACAAGATACTTGAAGAGAATGATGACCCATATAACCTGATAAACTTCTGGCCTTGTCCTGAGCCTATGTATGCTGTGAGTACAACAACCACAACAACACCAGTGCCAGAGTTTATGATCTATGAAGATCAGGTAGCAGAACTTGATCTTATAACAGCAAGAATTGGTGTACTGACTGAAGCACTGAAAAGAAGAGGTGTATATGATGCCTCTTTCTCTGAACTGCAAAGATTGGCAGATGCAGCAGATAATCAGTTTGTACCAGTTGACAATATGGCAATGTTACAGGCAGGCGGTGGTTTGCAAAATGTTATGCAGGAGTCACCACTCGCAGGTATTATCCAGGCTTTACAGCAACTTTATCAGTCAAGACAGGTTATTATACAGACCATTTATGAGATTGTCGGTATCTCTGATTTGATGAGAGGAACTTCTGCAAGCAGAGAAACAGCTACCGCACAGCGAATAAAAGGGCAGTTTGGTTCTATGCGGTTGGTCAACAGGCAAAGAGAACTGGAGCGTTTCATGGATCAGATTATGGAAATGAAAGGTGAGATGCTTGTAGAAAACTTAGAGCCTGATGTCTTGCAGAAAATTACTTCTGTACAGGTTACACCTGAAATGATTGCTGTTATGAAAGATGACAGGCTTAGATGTTTTAGGGTCAGAATAGATACTGATGAATCACAGGCTATAGATGCAGCAGTTGATCAGAAACAAAGAACAGAGTTTTTAACAGCATCAGTGCAGTTCCTGCAATCAGTTGGCCCATTAGTTTCATCTGGTGCTTTGGGATTTGAACAGGCAAAACAGATGCTCTTATTTGCAGCAAAAGGTTTTTCCGGTGCAAGAGAGTTGGAAGAAACACTCGAAGCATTACAGCCGCCACAGGCAGGGCCGTCACCAACAGACAAACTTGTTGAGGTAGAAGCTGCAAAGGTACAGGCAGACACACAGAAGGCAGCCGCAGATGCACAGGTCAAAGTAGCGAGATTGGAACTTGATCAACAGAAAGCAGAAACAGATGCAAGACAGAAACAGGAAAAACTTGAAATTGAAAAGGCTAAGTTGGTGGCAGGATAATGACTGAGTTTTTTCCACAAGCACCAATGCTGCCTTATTACAAGTACTCTGGGCAAGGAAACCTTTTTGCTCCCAGAGGGTATGCTCAGGGTACACTTGTCGATTTACTGAGTAGTAGAAACCTTGCTGATGAAACTGAAGAAATAATTGAAGATACAACTGAACAACCGACATTTGAGGAGGTTAAAGACAGTGGAACGCAAAGTTTTTTCAATGGTATGGATGTTAATGAGGGCGATAATCTTTCTTTTGACGATCTCTCTGATTTATCTCTTACTGATGGTTTGTTTGGGGGGACAACAGTTAGTGATAACGCACCAAAAGGATGGAATACACAGCACCAGAAAGAGTTCGATGCCTTAGTAGCAGCAGGTCTTAAACCAAGTGCAAAATGGACAGGCAATGATTGGTATGTATTTGCAAAAGAGTTAGATGGTACACCATTCGGTGAGCCAGGCACAATGTCATTAGCTGACAGTATATCATCAGGCGGCAAGTATGGTGGACAGCCTATCGGATTGTTTGGATCAATAGCAGGTGCAGCAACAGGGTCTTTCAAGCCAGATGAGGTATTTCAGAAGAACCTTGCAGAGGCATTACAGGAAAAAACATCACCTGAAGAGTTTACCGAATTGCAACAAGAAAGTTTTGCTGCACCAGTAGCAGAGGGAATAGAAGAGTTTACAGAACTACAGCCTGTGCAAAAAGATGAAGGGTCAGTAACTGCAAAACGTGGTGGAACTGTAACAGCCAAAGAAGGCGGTACTGTTAAAGCAAAAGAACCACCTAAACCTGCACCTGCACCCAAGCCAAAATCTGTACCTTTAAAAGAAGTTATTGCAAATGCAGTCGCTGCTGCAAAACAGAAAGAAAAAGATCAGAGAAGTGAAGAGGCTGAAAAGAATAGAGCAGCACAGGCAAAGGCAAGAAAACAAGTTGATGACATCAAAAAAGAAAACAAAAGATTTACAAGAGGGGGGTATGGATTTTAATGCGTAAAACATACGTCATGCAAAATGGTGAACTTGTAGAAAAGAAAACCATTATGGAAAAACGCTTGCAGTTAATCAGCGATATTGAGCCTTATCAGAACATGGTCAATAGAGGTTGGATTACTGGCAGACGGCAACACAGAGAATTTTTAAAACAACATAATTTAGTAGAACTTGGAACATATGGAGGCCAAATAAAAGATGGAACAACAGGTAATTGATAGCACTGAACAGGAAGTTCAGACAGCAGATGAGCCAAAAACACCAACATTAAAAGAAACATTGGAAGCAGCGGTAAAGGGAGAGGATGTATTACCAGAACCACCTGCTGAAAAAATGGAAGAGGTGCAAAGGGAAGAAGAGACAGCAGAGCAAACAGAAGAAACAACTGAGGAGCAGGTAGAAGAAAAAGAAGCACCTGTATTAGAAGCACTGACTGCACCGAAACACTGGCCCAAAGAAGAACAGGAAATTTTTAATGCATGGGATACAAACGTACAGCACCAGGTTATGGATCGTTACAAAGCGATGGAAGGTGACTATACAAAAAAGACACAGGCATTATCAAAGTACAAAAAACGCAATGAAGCGTTAGATGAGATTTATGGCCCTTTTAGAGATGACTTTCAAAGGGCAGGCATGGATGAAGTCGCAGCAACAAGACAGTTACTGGCGGCACACAAGTATTTGAGGGAAGACCCACAGCAAGCTTTAAAATGGCTTGCTAAAAGTTATGGTGTTGATCTTACAGCAGTCAATGATGACACAGCTATAGAAGATGAATACGCTGATCCTCAGATGAAAGCAATGCAACAGCAGATAGCCCAGTTGCAAGGCACAATACAAAATCAACAGCAACAAGCACAGAATATGCAGAAGCAGGAAGTGCAGACACTGATTGACAACTTTCAGACAGCCAAAGATGAAGATGGTAATTTAAAGCATCCACATTTTGAAGCTGTACAGAACCAGATGGCAGCTTTGGTTGGCTCTGGACAGGCGAAAGATATTGCACAGGCTTATGATATGGCAGTCTTTGCAAACCCAGAAACAAGAGCGAAAGTTCTTGAAGAGCAGGCTAAACAAAAAGAAGAACAGGCCAAGAAAGAGACTCAGCAAGAGGTGAAAGCCGAAGCAGTCCAGAAGGCTAAAAAGCAGCAAAGGGTAAATGTCAAAGGTAGTGGCACTCCAAGTAATTCAGCAGTTCCCAGTGGTATGACGTTGAACGAAACAATTAAATATTCAATGAAACAACTACAAAAGGGGTAAATTATGACAAGTCCAAATTTGTCAGAAATTATTACTACCACCTTGCGTAACAGGTCAAGAAGCCTGGCTGATAATGTTTCTAATCACAATCCTCTTCTAAATAGAATGAGAGAGCGTGGTAACATGACACTTATCACAGGGCGAGACATTGTTCGTGAGTTGGAGTATGCAGATAATGGTACTGTTTCTTTCTACAACGGCTATGAGGTATTAGATACTTCACCTGCTGATGTTTTGAGTGCAGCCGTTTTCGAATATAAACAGCTAGCAGGAAACGTAACAGTTTCAGGCTTAGAGCAAATAAAGAACAGTGGCGAGCAAGCCATCATCAATCTTTTAGAAGCAAGAATAGGAAACCTTGAGCGATCAATGGAAAACTCTCTTGCAAGTTCTCTGTTCAGTGATGGAACAGGTACAAGTTCTAAAGAGATTGGTGGCTTACAGTTAGTTGTTGCTGATGCAGGAAGCGGAACAGTTGGCGGTATTAACTCATCAACTTTTACGTTTTGGCAAAACAAACAGGCAACAGCAACCAGTAGTGCGTTTAGTACAACTAACATTCAGTCTGATATGAATAGTCTTTATATTCAGCTTGTTAGAGGCACAGATGCACCTGACTTAGTTGTAGCAGGTTCAACACCTTACACAACTTTCTTAGCCACTCTACAGACTCTGCAAAGAGTTGCAGATAGTAGATTAGCCGATCTTGGCTTTACAGCAGTTAAGTATCTTAACTCAGATGTTGTCTATGACAGCAACTGTGCTGCAAGCAGAATGTACTTCCTCAATACAAATTACTTGAGGTTGGAAACTGCCGCAGGAAGAGACTTTGTTCCTGGTGAAGCTAAGGAATCAATTAACCAAGATGCCACTGTAGTGCCAATGTTCTGGTCAGGTAATTTAACCTGCTCAAACAGAGCGTTACAAGGCGTTTTACATACTTAGGAGGTAAGCATGAGTTTCGCACCAGTATTAGGTATTGACGTAACTTCAGTCAGTGATACGGCTGAGTTTTTATTAGGTCAACATGGAGCGGTGGTTGGTTCTCCAACTAAGCTTTATAAGTATGTGCAGTATGACACAGGTTCAGCAGGAGCAGCAGCCGTAGCAGGTGAGGTTTCATATTATTACACATTAGATGGGTACAAAAATAATGTTGTGACGAGTGATCTCTCTGACTCAGTTGAGATTGGAGCAGGTGTTCTTCAAGCTGTAATGACTGATGGACAATTTGGTTGGATTCAGATTTCTGGCCCTGCCACTTTGACCATTGCATTAACTGCAGGAGCAGATGGTGATCCATTAACTCCGACAGGTTCTGCTGATGGTACATTAGATGTCAGTGCTGATGTTACAGATAACGTCTGTGCAATCGCAGGCGATATATCTGACAAGGAAATTATTTGTACATTTCCTTTATAGCATACGCAAATCAACTAGGGGCAGGGCAACTTGCCCCTTTTTAACTTTATGGGGGAACTATGAGAGTCCAGTTTTTTAAAAAAATGTTTAATGGTGAAATGAGAGATTTTGCCAGAATACCAGTAACAGATACAAAAGATATTTTAGAGACACCTGTAAGAGCAACAGATGTACAACGCTTCCCAAAAGAGTGGGCAGAATACAAGAAGAATGAAAACAAAAAAATCACCGGTACTTTACTTAATAATTTACCAGGCATTTCAGAGGATAAGAAAATTGAACTTGAACTTAAAGGTATTCAGACAATCGAGCAGTTGGATAAGGCAAAAAGTGCAATCTTGCAAAGCATGGGTGATGTCTATGTTTCACTCCAAAAAATCGCACAACTTCATGTCAAAGCCAACAGCAAAAGCAGCACCAAAAAAACACAAGAAAAGAAAGACAAGTAAAAAATGACATTACTATCAATCTGTCAGAATGTTGCTGATTTCACTGGTTTTGAAAGACCAACAACAGTTATTGACAATACAGACCCTATAGCAAGGCAGTTACTAGCACTTGCACAGAGAGAAGGTAAGCAGTTGATGCGTGTATCTGATTGGGCAGTGTTAAAAAAAGAGCATACATTTTCTACATCAAGTGGCACAGCAGCTTATGCATTGCCCAGTGACTTTGACAGATTGGTATTAGAAACATCATACAACAGATCAGACAATGATATTATGACAGGGCCAATAAGCAGTTCTGAATATCAGCTAGTCAATCATGGTACTGCCTCACAAGGCACAACAGAAAAATTTAGATTGAAAGCAGCATCAGGTGCATTAAAGTTTGAGATAGACCCAACACCTTCATCAACACAGACTATAGGCTTTGAATATGTATCAACACAGTTCTGTCAGTCATCTGGTGGGAGTGGGCAAGCTGCGTGGGCAGCAGATACAGATGTGGGCATACTTGATGAAACAACAATGGAAATGGGCATAACCTGGCGTTTTAAGGCTGCTCATGGTTTAGATTATGCAGAGGATTACAGGCAATACCAGTTAGAGGTTCGACAGGCTGTTGCTCGTAATGGCTCTGCACCAGTTCTGCAAATGGATGATGCAAGACGTTTGATTGTATCACCATACTCTTACAACTTAAATGATGGCAACTACGGCTTGAGTTAATGTTACAACCTTTAAGAACAGCAAGCAGATATAAAGTAAAATCAGCATCTGTACCTGCACCTTTTGGAGGTTTAAACAGTCGTGACTCTGTTGATCTTATGAAGTCTACAGATGCGATTGTTATGAACAACTTTTTCCCAACTGTGGAAAAAATTACATTAAGAGAGGGGTATACAAGTTTTTGTACAGGTATTGGCTCTGGTGATGTAGAAACATTAGTTGAACATAATGCAGGAAGCAATAGACAACTCTTGGCTGTAGGTGCAGATGGTGTTCTCTATCAAATAGATACTGGCAGTGCAGTCAGTAAAAAAACAGGTTTGTCAAATGGCAGGTTTCAGACAACTGCATTTAATGGCAAGACAATATTTGTTAATGGTGCAGAACAGTTTTCATGGGATGGCAGTAGTGCATCAGATATATCTCTGACATTATCTGACAGTTCATCTCAAGGCACAATCAAAGGTGTTCATGCACATAAGAACAGAATTTATTATTTTAGAGGTACAGATCAGAAGTTTTATTATTCAGCAACAGTAGATACATTTGCAGGTAACTTTACAGTCTTTGATTTATCTGTAGTAGCTGACAAAGGCGGTAACATTGTCTCTATGGGTACAGTAACCATAGATGGTGGTGAAGGTGTTGATGACCTATTGGCGATCATACTGGCATCAGGTCAGGTGCTTATATATAGTGGATCAAACCCTAGTAGCGGTTTTAGTCTGATTGGTACATTCAGAATTGCAGAACCAATCAATGAGCCAAGATGTATAGCAAAGTTTGGTGGTGATATAGCTGTATCAACCAAAGAGGGTTACATAGCATTATCACAGGTTATCAAAAACGATATCATAGGACAAAGAGCGGCAGCCTTATCAGAAAAGATAAGAGGTACAGTGATTGCTCAGGTAGCTTTGACAGGTACATCAACAGGTTGGCAAACATTTGTCAGCCCAGATGGTACAAAGATATTTTTTAATTATCCAACAGGTGATGGTGTTGACCCATATAATCAGCACGTTTTTAACCCTATCATAAATGCCTGGTGTAACTTTGAAGCTATACCTGCAAGAGTTTGGGGGCAGTTTAATGGTGATACTTTCTTTGGCGGTGGATCAGGTGTTGTATTCAAAATAGGTGGTACAGCAGATGTCGATGCTGCTATTACAGGAGATGTTGCCACAGCATTTAATTACTTTGGTGACAGAGCATCAATAAAAAGATTTACCTCTGTTGCACCAATGTTAGAGGCAAGTACAACAGTCAGTTTTGATTTTGGTATTGCAGTGGATCAAGAACCAGTAGCAGCACTCAATTTAAGTACAACAAGTTTTGCATCTGAGTTAGCTACATGGGATTTAGCTACATGGGATGATTTTTACTGGGCAGATACCGCAGGTGCAGGAATAACACAAAGAAGAAAATCAACAGGTAAATTAGGAAGGAGTGCAGCTTTGAGAATAAAGGTTGCTTCAAGTACACAATCAGTCAGCTTTATTGCTGCTAACTTTACATATACACCAGGAGGGCCATTCTAATGCCATACAGTTCAGGTACATTTTCAAGAGTGCATGACTTTACGACAGACAGAGATGCAGGGATAAAAATTCAGGCAAGTCGTATGGATGCAGAGATGGATGGTATAGCTACAGGCTTATCAACAGCCATATTAAAAGATGGTACACAAACAACCACAGCCGTAGTACCTTTTGCTTTTGGCATTTCTATTGTTGACAACAAAGCGATTACTCTTGGCACAAACTCCGATATTACAATCCAATATGATGAAACCACAAATGACAGTCTAGAAATTGCTGCGGCAGTCGAAGGGGCTGCTTTAGGAATTGTTCTTAAATCAGATCAGGGTGATGACAATGCAGATCAACACAAGCTGAGTATTGCTGATGGTGGTACACTTACTCTAGCAAGCAAAATATCAGGAAGTTTTGTCACTTACCTTACACATACACCTAACTCAACAGTAGCAAGTTCTACATTAGCAGTTGCAGGTAATCTTACTGTTGGTGGAAATTTAACATTAGGTTCTGGTGCAGAATTATCAGAAGCAGAATTAGAGATGCTTGATGGTATTACAGCAGGTACTGTTGCCGCTAGTAAAGCAGTGGTTGTAGATGCAAACAAAGACATTGCATCATTTAGAAATATTACACTTACTGGCGAACTTGATGCAGGTAGCCTTGACGTTTCTGGAGATGCAGATATAGACGGCACATTGGAAGCAGATGCCATGACATTGAATGGCAGTGCCATAACTACCACAGCGACATTATCAACAGGCATATCAAATGGTAATGTTTTAGTAGCAACAAGTGGTATTGCAGATAATGATTTTTTAAAAGTAGATGGTACAAGCATTGAAGGCAGATCAGCTAGTGAGGTTTTATCAGATATAGGTGCATCTGCTGTTGCAGGTAGTTCAAGCATTGTTACAACAGGTGCATTAGATAGTGGATCAATTACAAGTGGTTTTGGTGCAATAGATAATGGAACATCTGGAATAAGAACCGACACTTTTACAGCAGAAACTTCAGTTGTGCCTAGTGCAAATGATGGTGCAACATTAGGTACTGCAAGTTTAGGTTTTGCTGATTTATTCTTGGCTGATGGTGGCATTATTAAATTTGGTGATGACCAGGATGTTACAGTAACTCACGATCCTGATGATGGTTTAATATTAAAGTCAGCGGCAACAGGTGATGACAACCCATTTTTATTGACATTGCAAACAGGTGAGACTGACCTTGCAGCAGATGACGTAATAGGAAAGATAGCGTTCCAAGCTCCTGATGAGGGTACAGGCACAGATGCAGTATTAGTTTCTGCGGCTATACAGGCAAGAAGTGAAGGTGATTTTGCTGCCGATGCTAATGCAACTTCATTAGACTTTATGACAGGGGCTTCCGAAGCTGCGGCAACAAAGATGAGTTTAACTTCTGGTGGTGATTTAAACTTACTAACTGATGGTGCAGCAATTAAGTTTGGTGCTGATTCTGAAATAACACTTACACATAGTGCTGATTCAGGATTAATATTAAAACATGCAAATACAGCAGATGATTCTGCTCCAGTTCTTACATTTCAAACTGGTGATAATGATATTGCACAGGCTGATGTTTTAGGTTCTATAAAATTTCAAGCACCAGATGAAGGTACTGGAACTGATGCGATTTTAGTTGGTGCTAGTATTGATGCTGTTGCTGAAACAAATTTTGCGGCTGACAATAACTCTACTTCTATTGTTTTTTCAACAGCAGAGAGTGCAACTGCAAGTGAAGTAGCAAGGTTTACAGGAGCAGGAAGATTAGGAGTAGGTGTTACTGACCCAGACCAAATACTTGAATTAAATGACCAAACATCAGGAGCAGACGTAGCTATACATTTTGCAGGAAATGGTGTTGACCATACCATAGGAACAGATGCAAGTAATGGTGGATTTTTAACAATATCAAATAATGCGACTGTGGGAATAAACCCATACTTTACATTTGGTGCAAGTACAAGAATATTTGCAGGTGCTGCTTCAAGTCATAGTGCTATAGCAGGTGGTGGAATATCTATAAAACCTACAAGTAATACTCACCAATTAATGTTAGAGCAAAATAATGGCAGTAATGGTG